TTATTTAAATAGAAGTTTACTTAAATTATCAGAAGCTTCTTTGTCCATTTCCTCTAAAACATGAGAGTACCTATTCATAGTTATTTTTATATCTGTATGACCTAATCTTTCTGAAACAACTTTCATATTAGTACCTCCTAGCAAAAGCAAACTTGCGTTTGTATGTCTTAAATCATGTACTCTAATATTTCTTAAATTATTTCTTTTAATAAAGTTATGAAAAGTTTTACTTAATGCAGTTGGTATCCAAGGCTTTAAATTTGTATTTAAACATACTAAATTATTTTCATTTTCAAGTGTACCTTGTAATTTAATTTTGTTTTGTTTTAATTTTTCTATTTTTAATTTTTCAATTAATTCTTTTGGAACTGACAACGTTCTTTTTGATTTTGCAGTTTTTGGTTCTTTAAAAGTTATTTTACTATTTGCATATATGAGAATTTGGTTAATATTTATTATACTATTATCTAAATCAACATCAGACCATCTAAGACCAGCTACCTCTCCAATTCTTAAACCTAACAGCAACATTAAGAGAATGGGTATCTCTATCAAACTATCTTTCAACTTCTCTATTAACAATAGCGTTTCTTCTCTATTATATATTTCAATTTCATATGTAACATTTTGAGCTGGCAATTTTACAAAATCGCAAGGATTTTCAGATATTTCTTTTAGCCTATAAGCTTCTTTTAAAACAGAAGATAGAAAATTATATCTAACTTTTGCAGTTGATGGTGCAGAACCATCAAAATTTTTATCTATAAAGATTTGAAGAAGGCTAGGGTTTACATCTATCAATATTGTATCTTTAAAAAAAGGCTCTATATAATTTTTAACCCACGATTTTCTATTTACAGTTGTATAGGGAGACCATTTTTTTTCATTTGACATTATGTATTTATAACACCTCTCTACAAGAGTTGTTTTACTTGGAGTAATAAACTTATTATTGTTTATAGTAGACTTTATTTCAATTAAATGTTTTTCAGCATCCTTTTTCTTTTCATAGCTTCCATAACTTTTTTGTTTCTTTTTGCCAGTTTCTTCTTCCACATATTCCACATATACATGAAATTTTTCCCCTCTTTTTCTTATAAAAGCTGATTTGATATTCATATGTAGACACTCCCTTTATAAGTTTTTGATAAGAATTTTACTTCTCCTAAAGTAATAAAAATAAAATAAAATGAATGTTTTTCAACATAAAGCATACAATATAAAAACAAAATACCTATTGAAAAAACGTCCAAATAGCAATATAATTTAATTAAGAAGAGAGGGGAGGTGTTACAATGTTATATAAAATATTACATTATTTTTCAAAATATAACTTAGTATTGCTAGTTTATTTTTTAATATTATATGCTGTTTTTAAATTAGTTTACGCTAGTTACGTAACACTTATTTTAACAACCCTGCTCTATATTTTATTAATTAAAAAGAATATATTAGTTTTTGATTCGAGCTGGTTAGAGAGAAGAAGGTAAAATTATCTTCTCTCTTTTATGTTAATTTTAAGCATTATTTTCATCATCATTAGATTCATCTGTTGAAACTTCTGGATTCAATGATTTATTTATTTTTATCATTTCACTTAGAACTATATTTGATGTTTCTATCTTAAGAGTTTTAATATCATCTCCATATATATCTTTAATTTCCTTATATATTTCCATTTCTTCTTCAAATTTTATTTTTTTACTTTCTTTTTTCTTTTCATATATTTTTTCTAAAATACTCATTAAACCAGGAACTTCAAAACCAAAGGCTTTACCCCCACCAACTGCTACATTTAATGCTAATAATATTTTGATAATATCCCAAATATGTGTTGTTATAATTTCTAAAAAACCTGGAGATTGGACATTGATTTTCATTTTAACACAATTTGAAACATCCAGTTCAGAATCAAAAAACATTTTTTGAAGCATAAATAAATTTTTCCCAACTTTTTGTTGAGTTTTTACATCTACTTTTAAGTGAGTAATTCCGTCTTTTATATATAAATTTTGAAGTGTTCTGTCTATTACATCTGCATAATTACAAGCATTTACAATAGTATGATGCGCTTGAAACATTTTAAATAAAAGGGGGTCTAAATCATCTCTATAGATATCTTTTATCCATTTAACATTTCTTCTTTTAACATAATCACATTTTTCTTCATTGATATCTTCTTCTGTTAATTCATGTAGACATAAATCAGAAGTTATTTCTCCAAAAGAAATTATAGTAGAGCGGTCGCTAGGAATCATAACAATATCTCCAATTTTCATCTGTGTTACAAATCTTTTTATAGAATTAATAATTAGACCCGGTTTATCGACCTTATATTCTTTACGAATTTTATCTTTAAGTTCCCATTCTAAATCTTTGTTTTTTTCTATTTGAGCAAATTCATTTTCATCACTAAATTCATTCCAACCAATACCAATAAAACTTTCTACCTTAAATTGTTCCCATAAATCACCACCATCAGTACGAACTAACCAATATTGTCTATCCTTATCTATTATTGGTATATTAAATGATTCTAATAATTCTTCATTTTCAAACACTATTCTACCCTCCTAATTTAGTTATGTAAAATACACTCCCCATCTTAAATTGCTTCTTAATTAATTATATAATAACATATATTATTTTAAACAAAATAAAAAAGACTATAAATAATAAAGTTTCATCTTTACTATATCTTTGTTGTCAATATAATTTTAAATTATTTAAAACTTTTTTATGCAATTCGACTTTTTGTTTTTATCATACAAAAATTAATAAAAATTATAAAAAATATTATAAAAACAAGAAAATACAAAAAATTATAATTAAAAAGACGATTAATAATACACAGGAATGGAAAAAATAACCAAGACTCTACAAAATTCGATTTTTTTGTTACAATTCCCCTTTTTTTATTGCATATATTTAACAAAAGTATTATTATGTAAGTAAGATAATTATCCAAGAAAATTTTGAATAATCTAAAAATATTTCTAGAAATGAAAATACATAGTTATATTTTATTAAAATTCATTAGGGAATTTTGACTAAAAATAAGAACGTAAGTTCTGATAGTAGGGGGAAGGCGTGTGGAAAAATCAAAAAAACTACTAATTGACACAGGGGATACATTGAACAAATTAAGAGAAAATAATAGTGAGAAGTTAGAAAAGTACATAGAATTATTAAAAGAATATTATAAACAAGAAAATAAAAAAGAAAGAGAATAGTTTTCTTCTCTTTCTTATTTTTTCTCATTAAGTTCTTCTTCAAGAAATACTTTTGCTATTTTGAACATTTTTTCTTGACTAGAAGGACTTAATTCGCTAATTAGTTTTAAAGCTTCTTTTATATCATCAGAGAAATTTAGATTTTCAATTAGCTCTAACTCACTAAGATTGTCTATATTTTTTACATTGACCTTTCCAAGCAAATAATCTGTAGATACATTAAAAAAATCTGATAATTTTAAAATTATGTCATGTGGAGGAAATCTTTCTTCCTTCTCATAAAAAGAAATCATTTTAGGAGTAAGACCTAAAAAAGTTGCAAGTTCTTTTTGAGTAATATCTTTTTCTTTTCTTAATTCCTTTATTCTATATCCAATCATGTTATTTAGCCACCTTTTTAATTTATATTGAACTATTAGTTCTTAATTATCAATTATAGCTCATTTTTTTTAAAAAAGCTATTGACAATGTACTAATAGTACTGTACTATTAGTACATAAGATAAAGTAAAAGAAGGTGAAAAAATGAATAAACTAAAAGATTTTAGAATACAAAAAGGACTAAGTAGAAATCAGTTAGGAGCTGAATTAGGTCTTACAAGTAGGTATATAGCTTTCTTAGAGAATGGTGAAAGAGTACCGTCTCTAAATACAGCTGTAAAAATAGCAGCTTATTTCAACACTTCAATAGAATATATTTTTTTGAAAAGTAACTGTACTAAAAGTACATTAAGGGAAAAAGGAGTTGAAAAATATGAATAACTTACAAGTAATAGAAAGAAATAACGAAAGAGTTTTAACTACACAGCAACTAGCAGATGTATATGAAACAGATGTAAGAAATATAAGTAACAATTTTAACAATAATAAAGATAGATTTATTGAAGGCAAACATTATTTTTTATTACAAGGTGATGATTTAAAGAATTTTAAAGGTATTCATACAGAATATGAAAACCTAAAATTTACTTCAAAAATGTATCTTTGGACTGAAAGAGGAGCAAATAGACACTGCAAAATATTGGATACTGACAAAGCTTGGGAGCAGTTTGATAACTTAGAAGAAACATATTTCAAAGCTAAGCAACAAAAACCATCTTGTATAGAAGATGTATTAATAGAAAGTTTAAAAGAAATGAAAGATTTAAGACTGCAAGTTAACCAAGCTAATAACATTGCATTAGAAGCAAAAACAGAAGTTAAAACAATAAAAGAAGTTGTTTCATTAAATGCTACAGACTGGAGAAAGGATACACAACAACTAATTGCAAGAATAGCAAAACAGCAAGGTGGTTTTGAACATATAAACATGCTTAGAAGAGAAAGTTACGAATTACTAAACAATAGGTTTGGAGTTGACTTAAATAGAAGATTAATCAATAAAAGAAGAAAGATGGCAGAAGAAGGTGTATCTGAATCTAAAAGAGAGAAAGTTAACAATTTAGATGTAATACAAGATGATAAAAAGTTAATAGAGGGGTATGTGGCTATTGTAAAAGATATGGCTTTAAAATATGGAATATCAAGTGATTTAAGTAAGAATTAAGTTAAAACATAACAGTACCTTGAAAACTAAATATAAAATTTTAAAAGGAGCAAGTATATGAGAAATAAAGAAAAAGAGGCTATTACAAATAGTAATAGTGCTAAGAAGGTGATTGAATTGAAACACGAGCAAACAACGCTTCGTATACCAGAGGACTTGTACAAAGCGTTGATAGATTTAAGTAGGGAAATCGGAATGCCTATTGCATCTATTGTAATAATTGCGTGTTGGTTGTATATATCAAAGATAAATTAACCAATGAGATATGCAAAATGAATGCACAGCATTATTTATTAGAGAATTGACTGATAAATTATTTTCCTTAGCTGTTTTCTCTAGCAACTCTTTTAGAACACTAGGAATCCTAAGAGTAGAACGAACGCTATCATCACTTTTATACGAGACTGATTTAAGTTCATTAACTTTTGAATTTCTAATAATGTCATTAATAGCGTATAGAATAAGTGAAGATTTAAGAATACCTGTTTGACAAGAAATTTTTTCTAAATTTTCATTTAATGGTGTATATATTCTTACAGTGATAGTAGTCATTTTGACACCTCCTTAATGACATTATACAAAAAAAATTTTAAAAAGTCTTGACAGTAAATCAGTGTCACAATATAATGAGTATAGACAGTAAATCAGTGTCATAATGAAGGGAGGAATAAGAATGGAAAAAATAAGAATGACTGTAAGGCTCGTCCCAAAATTAAATCAATATGTACAGAATATAGCCAAAGAATGTGGAAAAAGTAAAAATTCTATTATTGTGGATGCATGTTGGGAGTTTATTGAGAAAATAAAAAAAGAAAATAAATTTAATATAGAAAGAGAGGAATAAGCATGAATAACTTAATGATATTTGAAGGTAAACAAGTAGAAGTATTTGAGTTTAATGGAAAAATATTATTCAATCCATACCATTGTGGAAATTGCTTGGGAATTAGTAATGAAGGAGTTAGAAAAGCAATTACTAGAATGAATGAGAACCAAGTGATTAAGTTGACTAATTCAGTTGTGACTAATAGTCACATCCGAAAATTAAATAATGCGGGAGAAAATTTTCTTACTGAAAGTGGAGTATATAAATTAATATTTAAATCAAGAAAAGAAGAAGCAGAGAGATTTCAAGATTGGGTTACAGATGAAGTTCTACCATCAATAAGAAAGACAGGAGGATATATACATACAACAAATAATATGTCAGATGACGAAATCATGGCAAGAGCATTACAAGTAGCTCAAAAGACAATAGAAAAGAAAAGTAGAGAAATAGAGGAAAAAGATAAGGTAATTCAGTTACAGCAACCAAAAGTACTTTTTGCTGATTCGGTAGCATCTTCTGACAATTCAATCCTAGTTGGAGAATTAGCAAAATTGCTTAGACAAAATGGAATTGATACAGGACAAAATAGATTATTTGACTGGTTAAGAAATAATGGTTACTTAATAAAACGTAAAGGCGAGGATTACAATACACCAACTCAAAAAAGTGTAGATTTAGGAGTTATAGAAACAAAAGAAGGTACAAGAGTACATCCAGATGGTCATACAAGTATTACTAAAACACCTAAGATTACTGGTAAGGGACAAATATACTTTATTAATAAGTTTAAAAAGAACAATCAAATATCAATGTTAGGTTAAAGATTAATAGCACTTTGAAAACTAAATACAGAATATTTTGAAAAGGAAGTGATTACATGAGTAATAAAAAGAAATATACTTTGAGTATTACAGAAGAATTATATAATAAATGCAAAGAAAAAGCTAATCAAAAAGGTATGTCAGTAAATGAGTACATACTATTAGTGATTAGCAAGAATTTAAAAAATATTTAATTTTTATTAACTTAAACATTAATTTTGCCATTTATTTTTTCATAACTTTCAACATGTTTTTTAATTAATTGTTCTATTTCTTTGTTGGCAGAACGACCTTCACTTTCAGCTATATACTTGATTTTTTCAAGTAGATTGTTATCTATTCTAAGTGTGTATCTCGGTAATTTTGATGGCATAAATATAGCACCCTCCTTAAGTCTAAATGATGTCACTATTATACCACGTAAATTATTTCAAAAAAAGTGTTGACGCAAAGGTGACGCAATGATAATATAATAAACAAGGAGGTGGTTCAAAAGTGACGGCAAAGAAGAGAGTAACTGTTAGAATGCCAGACGAATTAAATGAAGAGCTACATAGACAATCTCAAAGAAAAGGATTAAGTAAAAATGCTTTTATAATAAATATCTTATGGAAAGAATTTGAGGATTTACAGGACTTAAAAGATGAACAGGAGGTTGATAAGTATGAATAACTTACAAATATTTGAAAAGATGGAGTTTGGACAAATAAGAATGGCAGAGATTGATAATAAGCCTTACTTTGTAGGAAAAGATATTGCAAAGTCATTAGGTTATAAAAATACCAATGATGCAATTTTAAGACATTGCAAAGGGGTAGTGAAACACGAGGGGTTTAAAATTAATGGTATTAAGATTGCTTTGATAACTGAGGGTGATGTTTACAGATTAATAGTAGGTTCAAATCTTCCAAACGCAGAAAAATTTGAGAGTTGGGTATTTGATGAAGTACTTCCAAGCATAAGAGAAACAGGTAAGTATCAGTTACAACAAAATGTAATAACGGAACTTACAGGAACTATAGGAGATTTAAAAGGAACAATAAAAGAATATAAAAAATTGTGTAAGATAACATGTTCTAAGAAACAACAGTATTCTAAATACATAAAGAATAGACTTGATATAGACAAAGCTAATAAAGAATATAACCAAGTGAAAGCAAGGCTATTCCTAATTCTCGGAGTGGAGAAATGGGAAGATATAGACTTTGACACATCTAATAATTTAATACAAATTATAGATGATTGTATAAAGGTTATAAAGTCAGAAAGACCATACAAGCAGTTGAGTTATTTTGAGAACTAAATACAGAATATTTTGAAAAGGAAGTGATTAAATGAATGAAAAAGTAAAATGCAAGTTTAATGAAGATACTCTTAAACTGTATATTCAAGAGTATCTAAATACAACTTTAGATTATGAAATAGTAGGTAAAAATAAACTAATTATAACAACTGATATTGATATTTACAATGAATACAAAAAAAATCCTAATGTAATTGAATTGCTTAATCCAACTATTTTTAGAATTATATCATGCCATGAACATGTATGTGATTTCCCTTTTTATATTCTCCGTATCCCTTTGGAAGAATAGGTTTATTAGGTTTATTCCAAGCAAATTGAATAAATAGGTCATCGCCTATTTTGAAATCTCCGATATATAACCAACCACACTCAGTAAAAGAATCAATTTTTTCATTAATTTCTTGGGATGATAATTTTTCTACCCTTAGAGAATATCTATGAACTTTCATTGTATCACCACCTAACCATATATTTATAGGATTTATCCTACAAATATAGTATATCAAAGGAGGAAAGTAATGGCAATTAATGACAACATAAATAAAATTTTAAGAGATAGAGATTTAAAAGCATGGAAATTAGCAAAAGAAATAGGAGTAGATTCAGGGAATTTATATGCAATTTTAAGAGGAGAAAATAAAAATCCAACTATAGATACTCTAATAAAAATAGCTGATTATCTAGATATTACATTAGATGAATTAGTCGGAAGATAGAAAGGGTGAGATAAAAATGAGTGTAGCATTACAATTCATAGATACAAAAGACTTAGTACAAGAGCTAATGCGAAGAGACGATACAACAGACATCATCAAGATGTTTTTAGATAGAGAAGGAATCAAGAGAATGGAGTTAATGACTATAGAAGAATTTGCTGAGTACTTGAAAGTATCTGATGTAACAGCTAGAAACATGGCAAGAGAAGCCATGATAACAAAAGATTTTATTGCTTTAAAAATAGGAAGAAAGTACATGATTGATAGAATATCATTTGAAGAATTTATTATGAAAAATGCAATGAAAGATAGAGATGTAATAAAAAAAAGAAAGGGGGTGATTTAGTTGAATGTAAGAGTACTGATAGCTTATGTACAATTCTGTAAGCAATATAATAAGAAAGCAAGTTTTGAAGGTCTTAAAAAATACAACAAAGGGGTAATTGCATGAGAATAATTTATAAAAACAAAATCTACAAAGTAGAACAAGACAAAGTGTTATTTAGAATTACATACTATGATGAGCAGAAAAATAACAGGAAGTTTAATAATAATAAGAAAGTAAAAAGAAGTGTTTTAACAAGAGATATAGAGTTAGTTAACTTGTATTTACCAGCACATTTAAAAATAAAGTAGGAGGTTTAATTGCATATGGTATTTAATTTAGAGAAGTTCAAAGTGGGAAATGCGATAAGAATAAGTTGTGAAAGATTTGGTTTTGAAATTGATTGTATTGTAGTAGTAGCAACAGAAAAAGAATTAAATTTAGCATACTTTGATGAAGGTAGAGGCTGTATGGAGTATCAAGCCTTAATAACAGAAGATATTCAAGATGGTGATTATGAGATTAAAATTTTATCTTAGGAGGAAATAAAATGGTAGGTTTATTTGCAATATGTTTAGCAGGATTATTTCAATAAAAAAAGTGCTGGTCAAAGTAACCAACACATACAAAAAATTCAACTTATTTAGGAGGATACCATAAAATGAATAAAATTTCAAGTCGTAGAAAATATTTAGATGCTTTTATAGTAACTGATACTAAGAACATAGATAAAATTGATTGGCTTAAAAATAGACAATTAGGAATAGGGGGTAGTGATGCATCAGCAGTAGCAGGATTAAATCCCTGGAAAACTTCTGTTCAAGTATATATAGAAAAGAAAGAAGAAATACCAATAGAAACTAAAAGTTTCAGAATGGAATTAGGCAATAGATTAGAAGGATTAGTTGCAGAACTTTTTACAGAAGAAACTGGTCTTAAGGTCCGTAATGTAAATGGAATGTTGAAAAATGAAAAGTATCCTTTTGCAATAGCTAATATAGACAGAGCTATAGTAGGAGAAAAAGCATTTTTAGAATGTAAGACAACAAATAGTTTTTCTATAAAAGAATGGGAAAATGGAGTTCCACTTCATTATGAAATACAATGCTTACACTATATGGCTGTCACAGGAGCTACACATTGTTATATAGCAGCACTTCTTGGAAATGAAAAGTTTGTATGGCACAAGATAAATAGGGATAATGAAGTAATTAAAAATCTAATGAAAATAGAGAGTGAATTTTGGGAAGAAAATGTATTAAAAGACATTTTACCAATTCCTGATGGTTCAGATGCTTATAGTGAGTTTCTGAAAACAAGGTATAAAAACTCAGTAAAAGAGAAAATAGAACTAAATCTACTTGAAGATGGTATATCAAAGTTAAAAAGATATGATGATATAGTTTTACAAATGAAAGAACTAAAAGGAGAGAAACAGCTAATAGAACAAGAAATACAAAGTGAAATGAGAGAGTTTGAGTTAGCTACATTAGGCGGAAGAATAATAACTTGGAAAGGAGCTACTAAAAGGTCCATTGATACCAAGAGATTAAGAGAAGAAATGCCTGATATAGCAGAAAAATATACAAATATAAGTTCATACAGAACATTCAAAATAAAATAGGGGGTAATATATATGGCTAGTGAAAAAGCAAAAGGAGCATTAGAAAAGAAAGTTTCAGGAGCAAATACAGTCAAGGTAAGTCCAAGTAAAGGTATGGAGCAACTTATGAATAAAATGGCAAGTCAGATAAAAAAAGCTTTACCTAGTATGGTTTCAAGCGAGAGATTTCAAAGAGTTGCCCTAACAGCTTTTAGTAATAATCCAAGGTTACAATCATGTGAACCTATGAGTTTTATAGCAGCAATGATGGAATCAGCTCAATTAGGTCTTGAGCCTAATACGCCTTTAGGTCAAGCATATTTGATACCATATGGAAATAAAGTGCAATTCCAAATTGGGTATAAAGGACTTTTAGAATTAGCACAAAGAAGTGGAAAGATAAAAACTATATATGCTCATAAAATAAGAGAAAACGATAAATTTGAGATTAAATATGGGCTTCATCAAGACTTAGTTCATGAACCTAAATTAAATGGTGATAGAGGGGAAATAATTGGATATTATGCAGTATATCATTTGGATACAGGAGGACATAGTTTTTCTTTTATGACTAAAGAGGAAATTATAGAATTTGCAAAGAGTAAAAGTAAAAGTTATAGTAGTGGACCATGGCAAACAGATTTTGATTCAATGGCTAAAAAGACAGTTATAAAACAGTTATTAAAATATGCACCACTTAGTATAGAATTACAAAAAGCTATGGTAGGTGATGAAACAATAAAATCTGAAATAGATGAAGATATGAGCATGGTCGTAGATGAAAGCGAAAGTTTAGAAGTTGATTTCGAAGTAAAAGAAAATATGGATGGTAAAGTTAGTGTGGAAGAAGCTATAAATGTTGATTAAGTAGGTGAGGCACCTTGAATGAAGATAAGTCAGTTATAGAGAAATTAAATATATTAAGTGGTGGATACGGTCTTATGCCAAGAATAATAGCAAGAGATAGGTGGTTGACAGTTGGCGCTAGAATGCTGTATTCATATCTAACTAGTTTTGCAGGGAATGATGGAACATGTTTTCCATCTAGGGATTTAATTTGTTATGAACTAGATATATCAAAAGACACATTTACAAAGTACAAAAAAGAGCTAGAGATGAGTGGCTATATAAGGGTTCATAAGAATAAATCCAAACAAGGCAAGATGCAAAACAATATATATGAAATAGTATTTGATAGAACTTATATAGATGAATGTATTTCTAAGAGAGGTTTAAAAGAGGAGAAAAAGAAGAAAAAGCCATGTACTAAAAAGCAAGACACGGAACCGTATCCTAAAAATGTAGACATGGAACCATGTCCTACTTTTCCGGACACGACTCAGCCGGACACGGAAAATATGGACACTAATAGTAACAGTATTAATAGTAACAGTATTAATAATATGTATATAGGAAAGCAACCTGTGGATAACTTTTTAAAAGAATTTAAGAAGCTGTATGAAGAAAATATAGGAGTAATATATCCAGTTACAGCTGAATGGTTATTAGAAGTATCTAATGAAGTAGATATAAGAGTATTTAAAAGAGCTATAGAGATATGTGCTGAAAAGATGAATATGAATCTAGCATACTTAAAAGGTATCCTTAAAAAATGGAAGGATGCAAATATTACTACATATGAGCAACTGGAATCATATAGATTACAGCAAGAAAATAAGAAAACAAAAAAAGTAGTTAATAAACATGTGAGTAAAAATAAGTTTGCCAACTTTGAACAAACATTTACTAAGTATTCAGATGATGAACTAGATGACATTATTAAGAAAAGCCAAAAAGAGAAGTTTGGAGTAGGAAGTTAAAATATTGGAGGGATGAAAATGAGTAAAGTTATACAGTGTGATTTCTGTAAGGAAATATTTGGAAAATATAATGAAGAATGTATTGAGCTATATAAAAAGGATTGTAGCAAAGGGGTGCTTGGGATAGATAAACACATATGCCCAACTTGTTATGAAAAATTCATTGAAGGAAAAATAGAGAAAGTAGAAAATGCTAAAAGATTTAAGGATAAATTAATAGACTTCTTGGTTGAGCATGAGATTTGTGACTGCTGTGCTTGTGACTGCATATTTGATTCTAATGACGAAAAAAAATGCAAGGCAGGAATTAGAGAATGGGTTGAAAGTGAGGTAGAAGAATAGTGGACGAACACATACAGTGCGATTTTTGTAAGAAAACAATTAATGTTGAGAAACAAAAATATTTTATTAATAAAGAACAGGGAAATACAAGCTTACTTAGATATACAGATATACGTATTTGTGAAGATTGTTGGAATTTTGGAATAAAAAACTACTATAAAAATAAAGAAGGTGCTAAGAATGACTAACTTTGAAATGATAAAAAGTTTAGATGAGGATGGAATGGCTGATTTTCTTGGAAGTACTGATTGTATTTGCGGGTATTGTGCTTATGAAATTGAAACTTGCATCTATAGTTGTTTTGATGGATACAAAAAATGGCTTGAAATGGAGGTAGAAGAATAATGGATAAACTTTATATATGCAGTCCAAAAGGGATAGAAGAAGTTGAAATATTAGAAGAAACAAAAAGTAGATTTAAAGTAGGAAGGAATAGTCAATTTTTAAGAGTTATTAATAAAAATGTACTTGATGTAAAAAGTGCTAGTTATGTTGCTTCTTTAAATAGAGACAGAGCTATAAAAATTTGGAATGATGAAATAAGCGAAGAAATAGAAAGATTAAAAAGGTTTTTATATACAGAAAATATCTAATTAAAACAGTTTAGAGGAGGAATAGATTATGGAATATAAAGAATATGAAGATTTAAAAAATAGAGTAGAAAGTTATGAGGATTTACAAGGTAGTGCAGAGTTTGCAGAGAGAGTTATAGAAAATCTTGAGGATGTAGATTGCCCTATAAGAATAGGATTTAAGTTTCCTAACAAAGAGGATTATCAAAAGATAGACCTTGATATAGCTGCTAAAGATTCAAATTCAACTTTTATAAGAACAGAGTTAGCAAAAGCATTTAAAGAGATTTTATCTAAATATGAAATGGATATGGAAAATATGTAATTAAAACAGTTTAGAGAGTTGCAAAATATCTTTTAGTATAAATTATTGTTGAAGTGTTTTGTAACTCTCAAAAATGAAAATAAGGGGTGGGATAAATGTATGAATATATATTAAGATGGCAAATAGGATTATCGTTAGAAAATAGAAAAATACATTATACATATGGAAGTAAAGAAGCTTTAAGAAAGAAAGCAAAGGCATTGGCTAAAGAT